TAAAGCCCCTTTAACCATAATTGGTTACTAAGGGCCACGAAGCTGGCACAAACGCTTGGACTTTGCGAGATTTGGTCTGGGTGGTGCCGAAGGTAAACGGGCGTTATATTGACGCCACGGAACGCATCGACACCACAGCTTTCCTTAAAGTTACCAGAAAGGAAGCTCTTCTTCTTGTTGACCAAGAGGCCAACTTGTTGAAGCCAGTCGACACACTGGTGTGCATACTTCGTGCTGACGATTATATCGTCACCGTAAACACGAAGCAGTCCAGCAGCACGTCTAACGTTCCTTATGGTGGGGCGAGCCCCATCATAGTCCAAAATAGATGCTATGCAAACGGTAGCATAGCAAATGGACTGAAGAGGAAACGTCAGAGCGTTACCCATCCCGGCAAATTTCCCAAGAGTAGAGATTGATCTTAGATCGCTCTTTACTAGGGAAGTGCGACAATCCATGATATGCGTAAGAAATAACGCATGATGCCTGAATACCGATTTCACCAGCTTAACGCTGAGGAGATCGGAAGCAGACTTCAAATCTAGGGTTGCCCAATTGTCGTGACGGGAACCCTCAAGGGCAAGTAGTTGATTATGCCCTTGAGATTCTAATGCTATACAGCGGTTTAAGATGCTACACTCATTGATACTATCTTTGAGCATAGCACTTAGTCCCTGTTGGTGGTATTGATTCACCACAGGTTCAACCGTTATTGTCCGTCGTGAGGAGGAATCCTTAGCGACGGTTACAAGTCTAGCAAAAGCTGCTGGCTGGTAAGCTGCTCGCGGAGAGACTCCAGGGCGCTTTCCAGGGCTTGGCGACAAAGTTGGTACAGCTTCTCCTCCTCCGGGCTGAAAGCTCGGAAGGGAAGAACCACTGCGCCAATTTCTAACGTCGTCAAGTGTACCTGGAAGCTGAGGTCCAGTGACATGAGCGAGAAACTCATGTAAACTAGACCACTCTGGGGCGGCCGAGAGACCTGTATCACGGTCTCCGGAAATGATTGCCGACCATTTCTGGTTGGCAAGCATACTCTCTGCAACAGCTCCTGGGCCATGTCTGAAAACTGCATCTTGAACATCCTTTTCTTCTAGGGTGGGTAGGATAAGTTTACAGACAAGCCCGATGAGATGATCGTGCCTGTCTGGTATTTCAACCAAACGAGCAATCTCATCACACCGGTAAAACTCGCTTACCGCACGTTCATGGAGCAAAGCTTCATCATCGGACGATAATTGAGTTTTCTTAGCGAGCTTACAGACCTGGTATAGATCTGTAAGAATCCCTTGATCAGGGAACTCTCTAAGGTGCCCAGTAGAAGGTTCGAATATCTCACAGAACATACCCGAAAAGAGTCTCGGGATTGTTCCCCCGCGGATCGTTTTAAAACCCGCAGGGCAGGTGAACCTACCCGTTGAGAGTCCTTGTACAAAGGAGTCACATAAGGTAGGTAAGGTCTTGGTTAGGAAACTAAGACCCTCATTTTCGAACCTACACTCGAGCGTGATTTTGTCACGCTCAAGCCCTTTCACACCAGGGTTCAGCCTGCGTATATCATTTAGCAGGCTGAAGAGGAGCTCTATCGGACTTTTCATCATTTCCTCCAAGTAGTGGGGTACATGATTCCGAGTCCGCTTTCAACCCGACGCATAACTGCGCGTTCTGCCTGACAATATTGCTATTGGCAGTGCC